CATTACCAAAATTATCTCCACTACTTGTATCAATTACAGGGAATGATGTTAATGATGAGCAATCTCTCCAAGTAGCAGTAAAAACAGTTACACTTCCAAAATACCCTGTGTCTGTTGCACTTATTACTAAATTAGAACAACCCCAAAAAGCCGATGCTTGACTTGTACTTCCTTGAGCGTATGTTCCAAAATTCTTTAACTCTATTAATTTACTTTTATCACCACCATTATTAAAATAGAAACGAGGGAAAGCACCTGTAATAAATACATCGTAAGTACCCGCACTTGGGAATGTTATAGTAGTACCGCTTGTTAAACCTGTAATGCTTTGTCCATCACTTGTTTCTATATCATAAGAGTAACCTGTTCCCGTTGTAGGAATAGTGAATTGGTTTGTACCACTTGTACCTGCGTTATCGGTTTTAACTGAAAATACTAACCTTGTTTCAGGCAATAATCCTACTATATCAGTATCGCCACTTTCTGACACTTCATAAACAGCACCCCAATCTATTGTATTGTTTACAGAACCTTGTCCCCAACCTATATTATTATTAACAGCTCCTTTTCCCCAATCGCTCATAATTATTTATTTTTATTAGTTCTTTTTAATTTTACTTAAAAACAATTTTAACTTAACTATATTCTTATCTTTTGGTTTATACTTACTTACAGAAACCATCCACCGAAGTTATTTTTTTTGTTAGGGTACATATCGCCATTGCTATTACTATCATATTCTGGATAAGTTGCCGAATTAAAACACATATGGTCTAAAAACCTTCTTGTATAAAATTGTGCTGTATTGCGTTGCTTTTCTATTAAAAAATCAATTTCATTTTTATCAACGCTTACAGATGTTTCAGATGTGTGTTTGTAAACTCCTCCATTAGATACCGTATAAGCTGCGAAAGGCATAAACTCAACCATTGCCCAATGTATATGCATTGGTTTAATATAAGTTACTAAAAGGCTTTTATAATCAGCGTTCACAATATCATCTAATGTATCCGTTATTATAAGGTTTTGTATTTTATCGTATAAATCAGTTCCAAGATACCCTTGTATGTGTATATCTTGAGCGATTTCAATATATTGCATAAATTTATTAACGTCTAAATTTCCACTTAATACGCTATATCTTTTTAAATCATCGGCTGTTATAAATAATGCTTTCATCTATTTTCCGTAGTTTGGGTGGTGCCCGTTATTTGGCATATCTTTTGGTGCAATTTCAGCAGTTGCATAATCAGCTCCTTTAGGTACATAACTTTCAGGAATTGAATCTACAATATCACTTGAACTTAAAGCTTTGTCAGGCTTAAAACTCCCATCGGTATTTTGTTTAAGTCTATAAAGTTGCTCACTCCAATAATGCCCACAATTAACACCACCTTTATATTTAAACAAACTATAATTTTGTCCTTTATGACCGAATGAATTATTAACACCTTGAAATGATGCTTGGTCTATATCTTCTTTTCTGTAAACAACACCGCTACTTGTTCTACTCATCATAGTACGACAAAAGTTTCTACTATTACCGGATGAATATTTTTCAGCATATTTGTAACGTACTTTGTAATATGATTTATCCAAAGAACTTGGTTCACTTGGTTTTGATTTTATAAAGTTTGCTAATTTAGTAAGCAAGTCTTTTTTAGGTTTAATCAATCTTTTTGCCCAGTCATCAATGCTTTCGTTTTTATCAGAATACTCACGTTCATCAACCAATTCCCATTCATCATCTACCGTTTCGCCCTCTAAAGCATTTAACATTTCATCATCATTAAACCCTTCATTGTCTTTTGACATTTTTACACCTGTTTCTTCTTCTTTGGTTTCTTCATCTAACCCATCAGTTTCAATAAATTCCAAAGGCTGTATAGTCTTAAAGTACAATTTAAGGTTTATGCCATTTATAGCTAAAATCTCATCAAACACATCTATTAACTCATTTTGATATGATTTGATTACAATATTATCAAAGAAAATAGAACTGTTTTTAATTTCATCTGCATTACTTCCTAAACCTCCACCACTTTCACGAATACCAAGTAATAAAGGTGATGTAACTTTATGAGCTATCATAAGTTTGTTTCTACATTCATCACTTAAATATTGGTAATGAGCAGGGGCATCATTTAAAGGTAAGTCTTCAACAGTTGTTTGGCTTTCAGCATTATTATTAAAAGCAACTATAACCTTTTCACCCCTCGCTCCTGTTAGCTTTTTTAAGACATCATTTTTTATAGCTAATTGCTTTTCTTCATCAGGAACACCATTATTGAAATTAATTACTTTAGTACCACTAAAACCATTAACGGTATCATTAATTAAATAGTCTGCTATTTCTTCTTCCAATAAAGCATAAGGTAACGCACCTACATAATCAACTGGTGAATAATAATAATATCCACCTATATATGGTTTTAATACATAAATTTCATTGCCTTTTTTATTACCATAGCCAAAAGCATTGATAAAAGTAAGTTTATCAGATTTTTTATATTCCTTCCAATTTGGATGATACGCCCACGATTCAATTTCACCTTCATCATTGAATTTTGTAGCTCTTAAAGTTTCCATTGGGAAATGGGTAATGCTCTTTACTTTGTTTTTATCGTAGGTTACTTGTATAGCAGCCATACCTAATAACTTTCTATCGTGTATAATACGCTTTAAATCATTTGGTTTTAGCAAAGACTTCATTTTAGCGTATTGTTCAGTCTTTCTGTTGCTATCTAAAGCATCTATACCTTTTCCGTAAATCATGTTAACCATACCGCTAATAATAGCGTTATTGGTAGTGCTTCCTACATATCTTTTAATAAGGTAATCAAAATAATCATTATCAGCACCATAAGATACAAATTCCTTGTTCTTTTCTTCAACAACTAAAGGTGTTGTGTATTTTGAAAGCGTTAAAACGTGAAGGTTATTCATAAATCGTATATTCGTTTGTTGTTGTATTAGGTTTATACCTATTTTTATTTATATCATAAATTAAATTATTTGATATATCTTGATTGGTTACAAATAATTTATCCTTAAATATAATATCACCTGAAGCATCTTTTATTTCAAATAAATAAAAATCATTTTCATTAAAATAACCATCCGTAGCTGTAAAGTTTAATACATCGTAATATGATGTATTGCTTAAACTATCAACATTAAAGTTAGTGCTTACGTTTGTGGCTTCATTTGTAAAAACAACATCGGTAGCAATAGTACCTTTTCTATTAAAATAATTTATGCTTTTAGACAAATCCGTTGTATTAAAAATAGTCATTAAAAGTTCTTTTATATTAAACGATTTTTTTAAAATTTGTTTTTTATTATATATAAAAAAAGGAATAGCTATAAAAACTATTCCTTTAATCTCCTTTCCTTTAAGAATTATTAAACTCCTTCTACAACTATAATATCTGCTGTACCCACCAAGGTACTCCAATCAAGAAAATGAGCAGGTTCTTTTTCTTGAGCAGTTACGGTTATATTATATCCGTTTAAATCACCCATTCCAGCACCTGAAGCAGTATTAACAGCTACATCACACCCATTTTCAGCTCCATAAACTTTAAACAAGCCATCATATCCTTCTGTGAATACAATAGGTCTGCCATAACTTAATAATTTCATTTGTTTGCGAGTAGAAGCATCTTGTGCTTTAAAAACTAATGTTCCTGTTGATGTCCAAAAAGATGTGCCATTTTCTTTTGAAACTTCATTAGCTTCATCAAAATTATTAGCACCTCTTAATTCATATTTATAAACAGTAATACCTACACCAAAAGAATCAATAACCTCATCAGCATCAAAACCTAACCCTCCATAAAAATCATTTGAAAAATTCATAAAGTAAACAGCTTTTAAACCGCCTACACTTTTGCAAGGCTCTAAACGCCCTAAACTTATATCACAAGCCATATTTTTTAGTATTAAAAAAGGGATAGGATTTACCCCATCCCTTTAGGTTAATTAATTATTTTTATTATTAGTTAGCAGCGTTAGTAATACCGTAAGTAACAATATCTTCAACGATTGCATATTGAACACCAGCAGTAAAACGCATTACAATTCTAACGTTTTGTGAACCATCTACGTCAGCCATATCAATAACTTTTACTTCTTGGTGGTCAGAAAGTAAACCAGTACCAAAGAATAAGTTTGATTTTTCAGCAGCGATAGCTGTGTTAGAAGGCAATCCGTTTGCAACGAATATTTTAACACCATCAAACATTAAATCACCTAATGCTTGGTTGTTACCTTGTGCGTTCACACCGTTAGCACCAACACCGTTAGCACCAAATCCACCTAAAGCACGAACATAAGCTCTGTAAATGTTTTGTGAAACATAGATGTATAAATCCTCTTTACCGTATAAAGCAGCAGGAATAGCATCTACGATTTTACCAAGTTCAGCAACAACGTTAGCAGCAGTTACAGTAGTACCTGCAACCTCTTGAGCAGCTGGTAAGTTAGCATCTACTTCTAATAAAGTTACAAAACCATCAAATTCACCTGTGTTACCAGCATCACCTTGCCAAATGTTAGTTTCGTTTTTTTCAGCAGCTTTAGCAGCAACGTGTCCTAATAAATAATCTTGGAATGTTGGAGGTAAGTTATCAAATGCAGAATAACCCATTGAAATTGCTTCCCAATCATTTACAAAGTCTGATTTACAAAGTTGTAAATTTACTTGTAATTCTTTTGGTTGTAAAATACGCTCAACAGTTGTAATAGTTGAAGTTGCAGTAAAATCACAAGAAGCATCTTTTACTAAATCGTTAGTAGATAGTTTCTTAATTACCTCTTTGTATTTTACATTTGGTTTTACTTCAATACCACCGTTATCGATAGTTGAAGCAGATAATAAAGCAGCACTGGTATATTTACCAGCAAACTCGCCTGCGTAAGTAGTTGTTATGGAAGTTGTAGTAGCCATATCTTTTTTGTTTTTATTTTAGTTGTTAAATAATTTGTTAAATACTCTATCTTTTGTTGTTAATACTCTTTTTGTAGCATAAAGGTTCACTTCAGTTTCAGCTTTAGCCTCTGGATTGTGTTTTATTGGTTTTGCTTCTTCTTTTGAAAGTTCAACTTCTTCAGAAACAACCTCAACATCCTTTACTTGATCATCTTTTGAAAGCTCTTGTTTTTGTTCTTTCAATTCTAAAATTTCATTTCTTAATTTTTCAATTTCTGAAAAGAACATTTCTTTTGAAATTGATTCAATCACTTTTTTAGGTGATGCAATTTCTTTTTCAGCTTCCATTTCTGGTTCTGTTACAGGCTCTTCAGCTGGTGCTTCTTCAACCTCTTCTTCAGCTTCAGCTTCTTTAATTTCACCAATAATACCCTCAACTGAAACAATAAGTATTTTACCATCTTCTAAAGCGTACTCACCAACTGGTAAAGCTATTCTATCTTCATCTGAAACAATGAAAACTTCATACTCTGGTTCAAATACTTCAGCCTCAATAACAGTACCATTGTCAAGTTTCATTTGCTCTAACTTAATTTCCAAGCCAAGCAAAGTTTTAACCTTGTTTAATGTTTGTTTAGCATTCATATAGTTTTATTTATTTATTAAACGAATTATTTATTTTTTGTCGTGTTTTTATTTCAATTTGTTTGAAAATATAGTTGTTAATGTTTTAGCAATTGATACAATTTGCCCCCATAAAAAGATAATTGATAAAGCTATAAACCATAAATTTGTAACGGTAAACTCATAGTTTTTTTCAGATAATAGAAAGCTTGATAATAAAGGTGCATATATACCAGCTATTAAGCAAACAGTACCGGTTACAATTGATAGGGTTTTTTTATACTTATTTATAAAGTTTGTCATTTTATTTAATCCTCTGATACATTTTCATTTCCTTGCCCTACTAAAGAACCTATACCTTGTTCCCAATAATAAGGCACATTCTCACAATCACAATTGTTTATAGTATATGTATTTTTACATTTGCAGTATTTAGCTTTCATCACATAGTTTTTTTAGTACGTTTAACAATGCTTCAGCTTCTTTTTCTGTCATTTCATCAATATCCTTATCACTAACAGTTAAAGCTTCTTTTTTATCACTAAAAATTCCTTCTATTGATAAACCTAAATACACACCTTTCTTAACATCTTGCCATACATCTTCATTATCAACTTTCATAACAACAACCCAAGAACCTTCCGTAGCATTTAGGTTGTAAAGGTTTGATTTATCATTTTTAACATCTTCAACAATCCAACTCTCAACAACGCTAACACCTTCTACATCTTGTTCGTGTTCCAATGTTGTATTATTAGCTTTCAGTTTCTTTAAATAAAGGTGTGAAGCTTTTTTAACGGTTTCTTTACTAAATTTTATATTAAATTCTTTATCACCGTTACGCCTGTAAATCTTTTTCTCTGGAATCAAAGCAAGTCCAACTATTATACGCTTTTCATCGTTAATAGATTTAAAAGCAACTTCATGTTTT